GCACAGAAACAGTTTGGGATTGTGGTAGTCCCAGTATATGACAGAGTTGGTATCAAGACATCAAGAAGTGTAGGCAGAGTTGTTGATACTATCTTGAAATCTTAATTATTATACATACCTTTGTATGGTTTGTCGGGTAAGTTATAAAGAACTATAAAGGGATTGGATAACAAGAAGGGGGGGTCGTTGAAAGTGTCCCTATAGTGTACGGAGCAATCCGATGCTGTAAACCAGCGAGTCAGGCAATGTAGCGAGCGGAATGCCGTGGTTAAGACCTGACTCACTCAATCACACACTACGGAGCACATTTTATGCCAGTTAAAAGACGGTCTTCCTCAAAGGTCGCAACAACTGTAAATAAAACAAGTTCTGCTGAGGTTAAGGTCACTAAATACTCAAAACCTATTGAAATTAAGAAAGTGACTGAAACTCCAACCAAAACCAGACGATTTGCCACTACTCGTCCTGATGAACCTAAAATCTCATTGGAAGAGTATGTTTCTGATTTCAAAATTAGAATGCAAATTAACAATTATGAAGTGATGGAATTCCTTGATGATTGTAAGAAATGGTATAACTCTGCCTCTCCTTATGTTGTGAAAGCGTTTAATTATTCTAAGGAAAAGATCCAAGAATTACAAGCAACAACAACACAAGAAGAGAAGACGGATAAACCAGCAGAATAAGTGTCACAAGGAGGGGTCAAACCCTCCTATTTTTTTGTTATAATGAGACTATGAAAAACACACACATTGAACACCCAGAAGACAGCATCCTAACAGGTGATCTTAGTGTATTAGATTGGTTCTGCGCTGATAGTAGCATATCAGTGAAGATTGATGGTGCTCCAGCAATAGTTTGGGGCACTAATCCTGCTAATGGTAGACACTTTGTAGGCACTAAATCTGTTTTCAACAAAAAACTTATTAAAATCAATCATGACCATGAAGAAATTGACCAAAACCATAAAGGAAAAGTGGCAACTATTCTTCATGATTGCCTTGACAATCTTCCTGCTACAACTGGTATCTTCCAAGGTGATTTTATCGGTGTTGGTGGCGATAATTGTTACCGCCCTAATACAATAACATATGTTTTTGATGGAATTGTAGAAGAGAATATAATAATTGCACCACACACATATTATGAAGCAAAAGATGATTTAAGAAATGCTGTTGCCTATCCTTTTCATTATTGGATGGAAAGTAATGACAATGTGCTATTTGTTAAACCTGAAGTGTTACTTAAGGAGCACAGGGATGATATCATCGATATGTGTGATTTTGCTGCCCAAATGTCAACTATGTGCACATTCGTTAATGAAAGACAAGCACAACACATTAAAAAGGTGTTGAACTCTTACATTAGAGATGGCAAAGAAGTTGATGAGGAAGAGATAGCAATTCAACACGATATTGATGTTAACCTAATCAGATTGTGGAAGTTAGTTGAATCAATCAAGACTGACATGTTTTGTTACATTAGTCCTGATGATTCCGTTAAATGTATCATCGAAGGTCATGAAGTTGACCACGAAGGTTATGTAATGCACAATGAATATGGTTCCTTTAAGTTAGTGGATAGAAAGACATTTTCTTACCATAACTTTAACCTTGCTAAGAGTTGGTAAGGGGGGGTCGTCGAAAGTGTCCTTATAGTGGGAAACAAACCTGATTTATTCGGGTTTTGTTTCTCTCACCAATCATGGAGGATTATGCCCACAAAGAAAGTAAAAATGGAAGACGTAATTCATCCGATTGAGTTACACTATCAACGTTCAATCCCTCAAATGGTATTAGATTGGACTGAAGAGTTAGTAACAAGATTGCAGAAGGATTACGATCGTCAGTATAAGAACAGTTCACAACCTTGCAAGTTCAGCATAACAACTGGTCGCAAGTATCACAAGATTCTTGATAGAAAAGGTTCAGTACATGCCTTTGTTAATAAAGAAACAGGGGAGGTATTTAAACCTGCTAGTTGGAATGCACCTGCCAAACATGTTAGATATGATCTACGAAGGATTAAGCAACGTAGAGAATGCTTTGCTAATGCTGATTGGTCAGGCAGTTACTTATACTTAAGAGGTTAAGATGAAAATCTTTTTACTTGCTGTAATTGCAGTTCTTCTTTATCATTCACCGGGTGCAAGAAATGCAACTGGTAATATATTAAGGAAGACTGCAGACATTGTTGACACTCAAACCCAAACAAATGACAATCCAGAGTATTTCCAAGTTCCCAACCCATTTCACACTAATTGAGGTGTAATATGGGTTGGTTATTTTTTATCTTTTGTTGCACATTCCTTGGTCTAATGTTCACACTAGCATTTCCACATTTAGGAGGTTAATTATGCTTTGGGAAATCAAACTTTACGTTGCTGGTAAAGTATTTGAAGAGAAAGTTCAAGCAGTTGATAGAAACAATGCTATCGATACTGCAAAGGCACGTAATCCCCATGCCAAGGTAATTGGCGCAAACCCAGTATACAAATGAAAACACTATTCACACCACCAATGAAATACTTTAGTAACGTCAATCGTTATACTAGAGCAGGAAACAATGGCAAAGAGATTCTCTGCCCTGAATGTAGAGAATGGGGTACTGTTTATCATTTTGCATGGAGTGCATTAGGTTGTACTCATTGTAATGAAATGGTAAATAAAGAGGACTGGTTAGTTGAGAAAAATGTCTAAAGATAAAGAACCTAAAGTAATACCTGTCTTTGACGGTTGTTATAACTATGACCGCCTAAAGAAGGAAAACTTGGTTGATAACGAAGAAAAGGAAGATAAGAAAGAATTTACACCTGAAAACGACCCATATGGAGGATATTAAATGAACATCATCGACAACATTCGCACATTCTTTGTTAATATCTTAGAATGGATTAGAGGGGCATTTAATGTAACCCCAACAGATATTGTAGACCCTGAAGTATTATTTCTTGAGAAATTAGATACAAAAGGTTACACATTCGATGAGGATAAGAACTGGTATGTAAGAACCTGGACAACAAATAATGGTAAGGAAAGTTGTCTTGAAGTCTATCAAAAAGATGAGGAAAGTAATTGGAAGGTCACAATGTATGGTGATGATGGTAACATTTTCTTTGAGAATCCGGTTGATTTGAGTGTATAAATGGGGGTCGTCGAAAGTGTCCCTATAGTGAAGGGAGGGAAATTCCCGAAACGGGTTGTCCCACTAAGTCTGTTACAGCAATGTGACGCTCCCTGACTCAAGTTTCAATCGTTTTAATTATGTCAACTCTACAAAATGAAGTCCTTCTAGAAAACATTTACGAGGAATTCATGGCAGAATTGTTTAACTCTGGAAACGATAATGTATATGGAATGACTCCAGAAGAAATAAATGCTGAAGTCATCCGCCGTTTCTGGGATTATACAAACTAACCATTAATTCATCACTATTTTTCTATTATGTCACAAGCATTTCGTACACTAAGTATCACCGAAGCAGAAGAAACTGCACTCGTTGAGATCATCAAATTCTTCAACGATTGTGGTCTTCCCGATGATATTGATTCCACAGATTATGACACTCTAACTGACAAAATCTGTGAACCTGCATTCTGGGAGTATAACTAACTCCCATTTTTATTATTCACTTTATTATTTTATTATCATGACTAAATTCACAGTTAACAACAAAGAGTATTCACACAGAGAGTTAAACACCATGTATGAATTCTTCACTCAAGTACAATGGGATGTGATAGATCAGGCACTTGATTGTTATGCACAGTCTAAACCTTATGAAGGGGCAGAAGAGGATACGCATCAAGTTCGTGATGCAATGTATACATTATTAAGGAGTGCATACTAATGCTATTATTAAACAAGTTCTACACATTCCTTATGAGTTACTTCCTACCAAGGGATCAATTTGACCCCGATAAGATAACATGTAGTGTAGATGAAAAACCTGTTAATTGTGAAACATGGGAGGAAACAAAATGAAGAAACTATCATTGGAGCAACATGAGTTTG